TTAGCGAGCTTGAATATGAAGCTATACTTGCGCACGAATCCGACCTTGCTGATAGAGAAAATGATATGCTTGGATGTTCTGAGAGTAAGCCGTTTAAAAAGGTTGACAAAAAGAGAGTTAAGGATTAAGCTCTTCTGAGAACGGGGATTTTTGATGTCGTACAAGATGTGCGAAAAAGGAGGATGTTATGGAAGCTAACGTGATGAGCTGTAGAGGGGGAGACGTGGACAGAGAGAAGAAGGCGAAAAAGGATGCCCAGGTTGCGGATACTGACAGCGTCTGTATGGAGGGTCCGGTGGATGTGAGCACAGAGACGGATGATTCTGTGCTTGGGGATATAAGTGACTGGGAGGGTGGCGAGTGCTTCTACTACGAGCACTTTTATCAGTAGAGGAAAAATATAACAGAAGTAGACAATGACAGGTTAGTTGAGTTGCTGTTGGCTATAGGTGCTGGCGAGAATACTCAATTTTGTGAATCGTGTCCTGTTAGGGATCGGTGTGCTTTAGACAGTACGCATTGTTTCAGGGTGCTTGCCAGGTATATGGGTGTCAAGATTGATCTTGTAAAGGAGGAATAGAAATGTCAACTAATTTCTATGTGGCTGATGTTGTCAGGTGTCAAGAATGCGGTCATGCTGTTCATAATGGCATAAAATTTCATATCGGCAAGTCGTCGGCTGGTTGGGCATTTAGTCTCCATGTTATTCCTGAAAAGCATCTGAACACATGGGGTGAGTGGAAGGCTTTTCTGGATAAGCCTGGCATGGCCATTATTGATGAGGACGGGGCTAAATGGTCGCTTGATGAGTTTGTGATGATCGTCGAGAATAGGATTGGCAAATATGGAGATCTTGAGCATGTTCCGCCAGGTTATGATACATGGTGGGATTTTTATGAAATAAATCAATGTGAGATTGACGCGAATGGGTTGCTGCGTCACAAGGTGGGTGAATTCTGTAGTGGTCACGGGAAGGGTTCTTGGGACTATGTGACAGGTGATTTTTCGTAAGGAGGCAGGATGAAAGATCCGTGTGAAAAATGCTCCAATTTTATTGCCCAGTATGGCGATAAGATATGGTGCAAGCTGAATGGTATAGTAGGTCAAGAAGAGGGTGACGACGGTTGCCGTGATTACACCGAAGCGGATAGTTTGTGTAGTAGATGTGAGCATATGATTCACATTTACGGGTCTGAAGTTTGGTGTGATATGGACATAATGTTTCAGTTCCTTGTTAGATCAGCATGCAAGGAATATAAGCCGTTGAGAGTAGGAGATATGCATGATGTGTAGGTGCGAGTGTGGCATAGGCAGGAAAGTTTCTGTGACTTTCCGTTCTGTTGACAGGAAACCCTATGTCGAGAATGGTGTTTTTGAAACATGGGGATATGCGCCAGACAGTTAAAGTGAGACTTTTCCGGTCACCTGTGCGATTGTGAAGCTCTGCACGGGGAAGGTGGTAAGCGTATATCCTGAAGATCTGGTTTTCTTGGAGGAACACAAATGATAATGTTACGTTTGTCAAGCGTGATGTCGGTGCGTACAGGTGAGAAGCTTGAAATTGCCGTGTGGCCGACTGACTGTACATTGGTGCAGAATCATGAGACTGGCGAAGATCAAACGCTTATGATTGTGTCAACACTAGAGGAGGGTGGGTTCTACGTCCCGATGAAGATTGGCGAGTTGGCCGAACGGCTGGGAATGTTCGCAAGATCCCACTAAGGCGGTTGATCAACCATCAAGGTGTCAATAGTTGACGGTGTTGGCATAGTGTACTGCCCTACCTGGTAGCCAGAAAACGAACTTGAGTTCGCAAAAAGGGGTTGACAAAAATAGAAACAGAGGTTAGACTCTTGGGTAGATACTGCAAACGGTTTGCAGAAGAGGGGTTATGATGGATGATTACAAATATGTTTACTGGGAATACTGGAACGGAAACAGTGGTCCTTATTTCTCAAAGGATCACTTGGTAAAAGGACCGACAAAAAAAGGGGATACGACACTTTGTGGAATTCCTCTTGGACGCGAGACAGCGTATAGTGTGTCTATTGTGGACGTGCTAACTGGTACGATGTGTAAGCGGTGCGCCAAGGTATATGCTGGAATCAGAAAGGAGCGCAACGATGCCTAAATATGTAATAGTAGAAGCCGGGGTCTTGGCGGATGGGAAAGGGAGTCTGGCTTTTCAGATTGCCAAGAGGGTTCCGTTTTACGGTGGCGATTACTACTCTACTGAGGATGTAGAGGATAATGGTCCTGTTGTTTTTTCGAAGGCTCTTGAGCGGTTGAGAAATCTTGGGGAGGTGTCCTAATGCTTACATGTTCGATAGGATACGATCCGGCGAATGAAACTCGTGAACGGTGTGATGTTTGCGGGACATGGGTAGAGTCGGATACGTTAATCACTGATGATACCAACGGGTACATGTGCGAGAAGTGTCGCACATGTGAATTGTGCGGGGACGACAATCCATCCTGTGATGAGGGGTTTGATGGGTTGGAGGGGTATAGAGTTTGTCCTGGGTGTCAGGATGGGTGTTGACATCTTTTGGGGGATGAGAAGGAAACAACATGGAATGCAAAACGAAGATACAGAAAGTATTCGTGGACAATGGGTGTGGATTCCCAGTGGTTATCAAAGATGTCCCCATGATCCATGTTCGCGGAGTCTGGACGCCTGACATCAACTATAACACTCTGCATAAAGTGGTAGCTCGTGCCCTGGCGTACAAACCAACCCGCCTCACAGGGAATGAGATCAAATTTGTCAGAGACTATTTTGGTCTCACCCTCGCCGACTTCGGCAAGTTCTTCGATGTCAGTCATTTAACTGTCACCAAGTGGGAGAATAGCGGCGATGACACACCATCTATCAGGAAGTCCCTAGAACGTGACCTTCGGCTGTTCACCCTGGACCAGCTCAAGGAGAAATCCAAGGCGCTAGGGGTAGATACTGCAAACGGTTTGCAGAAGAGAGGTTGGAGTCTTGGCGGATGGGAAAGGGAGTCTGGCTTTTCAGATTGCCAAGAGGGTTCCGTTTTACGGTGGCGATTACTACTCTATTGGGGGAGTAGAGGGTGGGACGAAGATTAAAATAAGGGGTTGACAAAACCTGAGATAGTAATTAGATTGTTGTAAGGTTGGGAACAGGATGTTTCCAGGGAGATAGATATGAGAATAGACACTAACAGGATACCGGATGAGGTTAAGCGAGTCGGCAGGCTCCTGGGTGAGGTTTATCTTATCGGTGGGGCTGTCATTGATTGTTTCAAGGGGTATGAGGTCAAGGATTGGGATGTTGAGGTCTTTGGCCTTAATCTGTCAGTGGTTCAGGATATTCTGGAAGAAAACGGCTACGAGTGCAACATCGTAGGTCGTTCGTTTGGCGTGATCAAGATCTCTGCGGGAGGTATAGACATGGATATATCTGTGCCGCGTCGAGACAACAAGAGTGGCATCGGCCACAAGGGTTTTGATGTTCAATTTGACCCTAGCATGACTCCTCTTGAGGCGGGTAGTCGAAGAGATCTGACTATTAACTCTATGTATGTGGATCTGGTCACTGGCGAGATAGTTGACCCGTTCAATGGGGTGGCCGATCTTGAAAGAGGTATCATGCGAGCGACCAGCCATGAGTCGTTTGTAGAGGACCCACTCCGCGTACTGAGGGTTATGCAACTTTTGGCTCGCAAGGGTAAAATGGTAGACTCTAGCACGGTTGAACTTTGTCGTTCGATGTGGGCTGATTTTAGAGATCTTCCATCCGAGCGAGTTTTTGAAGAGTTTTATAAGCTCCTCATGAAGTCTGAGAATCCGTCAATGGGGCTGCGTTTTTTGGCTGAGTGCTCTTGGGTTAGCCATTTTCCAGAGTTGTCGGCCATGATCGGGTGTCCACAAAACCCAGAGCATCATCCCGAGGGAGACGTTTGGGAGCATACCCTTCAAGTTGTGGACGCAGCGGCTAAATTGAGGAGTTCGGTAGATAGAGATTGGCAACTTGCATTCATGTTTGCGACACTCCTGCATGATACGGGTAAGCCTTCGACTACCGCTCCTGACATGACCGCTCATGGACATGATGAGGCTGGCAAGGAGGCTGCTGCTACGTTTATGCGGCGTATAACTAACAGACGTAGACTCATTGAGCAGGTTGTGGCGCTCGTAGGGGCGCACATGAGGCCGTTTCAACTGTCCAGGGATAATCGGGCTAAGGGTGGAGCATGGAGGCGACTGAGTAACGTTGTACGGTTGGACGTGCTAGGCAAACTTAACAGAGCTGACGGTCTGTCTCGGTACGGTAAAGACGTACTGACTGCCAGGCATAGGGTTTCTGAGCTGTGCGATTACTGGTATGGCGTCTTGGGCAACAAACCTGTTCCTCCTGTGCTCCTTGGGCGGCATGTAATAGCTAAAGGGGTAAAGACAGGCAAGCGAGTGGGAGAGATTTTGAAGGCTGCGTACGAAATACAGCTTGATAGCGGGATAGTAGATCCTGATGAGCTGTTTGATGCTGTGATGAGGGAGGATTAGTATGCCGTTGGTAAATTATCCTAAAAAGGTTGTGATCATGCGTGGGATTCCTGGTTCTGGAAAGTCTACGTATATCAAGAAGTTGGTTGAGGAGGTTGGCGAGGATAGGGTGTGTGTTTGTTCTGCCGATCATTTCTTTGAGGACGCTATCAAGGGGTATGTTTTTGATGCGTCGAAGATAGGTGAGGCTCACACGACATGTTTGCGTCAGTTTATGAGTGTTGTGACGTGGAAATATGATTATGTGGTGGTAGATAATACGAATATCCACTTGCATGAGATGGCTCCATATTTCAGGATAGCTCAAGTTCATGGTTGCGAAGTTGAGTTCGTTCGTGTGCTGTGCGCTGTGAAGACGGCTGTCAAACGTGGCTTGCATAAGGTTCCTGAAGCCGTTGTTAGGCGGATGCATGAGGAGATGGAGGAGATTCCTCGCTCTTGGGGTGCGGAGACGCTTGTATAATTGTGCGAGATGTGCTAGTATCCCATTGTTGATTTTTGATTGCTTACTTTGATGGTGAGTGGAGGAAGTTATGACTGACAAGAAGGGTAAAAATGTGGTCTTGGTGTGTGATAAGCCCAACAAAAATGGGGATATTTATCCTGTTGAAGTGGTAATGTTGATGGAAGTAATTTTTACACAAAGGGATACAACCCGAATAGTGAGCAGGAGTACTAGATGCGCATTAGATCTAAGAAAATAGTAGCATTGATAAAGGTGGTCATGGATATTGATGAAGATCATGATGATCACTGGGCTGAGCTTGAGTACACAGAGGGGGCGGACAGGGAATGGTTTCAGGAGTCGTGGAATAACATAGGTGCAGAGCTGGTCTGGAAGAGGCTACCGGAAGGGCCTGGAATCTACCGTGTAGAAGGTTTTATGGAGTCGTCGGGGGATAGCGATCATGATGCCGACAACTACGAGGAAAGGTTCGTTGTGACAGATGCGGCGAGACTAGGTGGTGTGACGTTGATAGATGATCTAGAAGTGGCATTGAGAATCAAACCAATGGAGGGTGAACGATGAATTCTTTTGAGGAGATGGTTAAGAATGCGCGTCTTTCGCAGGCTAAAGAGACTGGTCAAATGCTGCTAGGTGAGATGATTACAGTGTGTGAGGGGATTCGTGATAGCATTGAAAGCGATGATGACATTGATGTTGATGCTGACAAGACTCCTGTTATATATGATTTTTGCGGGATGGGCGTTGTTAGCATAGATAGCTGGCGAGGAAGCTATGCCGAGTTGGCGTTGAATGCCGTTGCTCCAAGTGATCCGTGTTTGGATCTGGGGGGATTTATCGCAATGCTCAAGGATGCCGTAGAAAAAAAGTTTAGAGGATACAAGGGTGGCGAGTATTTTATGGACAAGAATACCACATTATGGGTGTCCAACTGGGGAGAGTATCACAGTACGGCTGTTGTGGGTGTTATGTACGATGGGGTATCTGTTGTTATTCAGACGGCATATGCTGGGTAGTTCGGATGAGTGCTCCGCGTGGTATAGACTGGGACAAGCAACCTCTTGGTGAAGTTGCCGATGCTGAGCTTGCGAGGGAATTAGGGGTATCTCTTCAGGCTGTAAGGGATGCGCGTGAAAGAAGGGGGATAAAAAAGGTCGATGTATGGATAGACTGGGACAAGCAACCCCTTGGTGAGGTTGAGGATGAAGTGCTGGCTACGCGATTAGGTGTTACGGTTTCGTCCGTAGGAAGAGCAAGAAGACGAAGAGATATATGCCATACTGGGCTAAGGGGTACAGACTGGGGATCGGTTGACTGGGGCATGTGGGATAGTGACATAGCGGAGATGACAGGGAAGAGCGTGAAGACAGTAGGTGAGGCACGGATAAGGGTTGGGTATCAGCGTCCAGTGCAGATTAGGGTATGTCCTTGTGGTGAAGATTTTGAAGTTGTTAAGAAAAAACAAAAGTTTTGCTCAATAGAGTGCCAAAAGGCCGTATCGAGGTTTCGACTAAAATATGGTGCAGATGGTTTATTGGATGAAGTGGTTGCGTCTCTGTCAAGGCTGAGGCGTGAAGTTGCAAAAAGGAGATGAAAAATGACGTGGAAGACGACAAGCGAATTACTGAGCAGCGTGAGACAAGCTACAGATAGACTAATCAGCGGTGAAACGGCGGTTGATCAATCCCATGCTGAGGCTCGCCTACTGGGGACAGCGGGCAAGATTATGGCGATAAGACTGGAACATGCAAAGCTGACAGGGAGATTGAGTCAAGGCTCTGATGTGTTGCCGGATTTCAAACTTGATGATTGACGAACTTGAGTTCGTAGAGAGGATGACGATATGGGAGTTATAGGTTCAGAGTGCATGATTTAGTGGATGAGTGCAAGTGTGAGGAGGAGTGAGTAATGAACAAAGAAGACATAGAACATTTTGGTGATCCTGCGATGTCGGACAGAATGCTTGCTATGCCCATAAAATGTGGTGAGAAGACATGCGCGTGGGAGCCTGGGAAGTTTTGTAAGTTTTTGGTTACAGCCAGGATGGGAACGATCTGGTATTGTTCAATCTGGCATGAGATAGGTGTGAAGGGGCGTATTTTACCACTTAACGAGGGGGGTGGACATGTTTTGTTGCGGCGTCCTGAGTGCTTGGAGGCTGAGAGACGTTTGAAGTCTTGACTTTTTGACCAGTTTGTGATAGTCTCTTTGCTCAATGATCGTTGATGAGTTATCAACAAGAGGGAGCTGTTATGCTGGATGATTTTATGACAAGAGAGCGAGCACGCAGGATAGTAAGAGAGGCTTCGCAACGTACCGAGGTGCCGTTCGTTAAAGGTTGGCTGTTTGAGGACAGTGAAGGCAAGTGGGAGAGTGTTGTGGCAAGGCTTCTGCTTAGGGTCGAGGAAGACGAGAAGGAACATGGTATCGAGAGGGTTGATAACGAGTTGGCCGATAATAGAGAGGAAGCTCACGAGTTTAGGAGTTGGTATTACAAGAAGTGTAATGAAAGAGCGTTCAGCAAAGAGATTAGAAATATCAAGGTGTTTCTCAAGCATAATGGCTACAAGATCAAGATAAGCAAGAAATGACAAAAAAAGAAGTGCAAGACTGGGTAGCCAATTTGTTTCATGGGTTGCTTGTAGCTGATCTTCAGGCTGGTGCTGTTGAGGATAGGATTGAAGAGTATTCCAAGAGCGATCAAGCCAAGATAGATCACGAAGTTTCGAGAGTGCTTTCGAGTATACTAAGGGGGACACCAAAATGAGAATGGCAATATTTACGCTTAGTAGGCTAGGGAGACGGGTTGCTGTTTGGCCGGATAAGATCACAAGTGTTTACGAGGGCAAAGGGGATGGTGTTACGTTTATTTCAGAGTCTACAAGTCCACAAACGACTGATGAAGGTGAGATAGGAGGGGTCGAAGGCTCTTTTGATGAGGTAGTGGCTGCGCTAGAAGAAGCGTACATAGATGAGATAAAGATGGGACAGACAGTGAATCTCATGGAGGGCGGCGAATGAGAGGTGATGAAGTCCTTGAGAATGTTGTCTTAGAGGTGAAGTCAGGTAGTCACCTGTATGGCACAAATACTCCCGAGTCGGACAGGGATTATATGGGGATTTTTATGCCCCCAGAAGAATATGTCTTTGGTCTTAAGACGGTTAAGGAGGTGGACTGCTCGATAAAATCCAAGGATAAATCTGGTCGTAACGACAAGGATGCCGTGGATGTCAAGCTGTACGAGTTTAGGCATTTTGTAAAACTGGCTCTTGCAAACAATCCAAATATCTTGGAGGTTCTCTTTGTAGGTGAGGATGCTATTGTTTCATGTACAGAGACGGGACGTGAGCTATTGAAGAATAGGCATCTGTTTCCTAGTAGGCAATCGCATAAGAGGTTTTCCGCGTACGCCAGGGGACAGCGTCATAAGATGATCATGAGGGGTGAGCACCGTGAGTCTTTGTTAGAGGCTGAATCGGTGCTGAGCGAGTTGATAGATCATGGTAACGACAAGATGGTCATGGCTGAGTTGTCGCTGGAAAAAGGACCTTTTGGGAGGGTGAAGAATCACATTCAGGTAGGTGATCTGCTGATAGAGCCTGGCGTGTATGTCAAGAAAGCGTACAAGATGGTGAAACACCGACTTGATAACGCCACGTCGAGATCTACGCTCATGGACAAGTATGGCTATGATACCAAATTCGCCAGTCACCTTATTAGGCTCTTGCTTGAGAACAACAGGATGCTCAAGACGAGTGAGTTAGTGTTTCCGTTGCCGGAAGAAGAGCGACAAACTGTGTTGGATATTAAACTGGGAAAATGGGACATGGAAAAAGTGGTGAAGTACTCTGAGGAGTTAGAGGCTGAATCTGACAGTTTGGTATTATCGTCGTCGTTACCAGCGAATGCTCGTTATCAAGACGTTGAGTCAATGGTGATAAGGATGATGCGTGAGCATTTGCTATAAGATAGGCTGATAAATGGCTTGTCTTTTTTGGGGGATTGTGCTATAGTCCAGCATCTTGAATGAACTTGAGTTCGCAGATTGAGGAGTTGAGGATGGGCGATGTTGTTCGTGCTGATTTTGGGAAGAAGAAAAGGGATTGTACTCATTCATCGTTGGTCGTCGAGACAAAGGAGCGCAGGGTAAGGTGCAGGGATTGTGGGGAGGTGGTTGACACGTTTAGTACCATGGAGGCGTTAGCCAGGATGGTGCAGCGATTAAAAGGTGACGTTAAAAGGGTTTGATAGGAGGCCAAGATGGCGTCTGGTTTGTTACCGGAAATTATAGTTTCTGACGATTATGCAGGCATGAAGGTATGGAACAAAAAGTTCTTTTATGGGGCTGTTCCTGCTGATGACGGTAATGGTGAGGAGTGGGTTTTTAAGGCTGAATTTGAGGAGCATTATAGCGAGAACGGTAGGCTTATGAAGAGGGACAGGAAGGTGTTGATACCTTTCGACAAGTTGGGGGCTCCAGATGCTGATGAGGGAAATTGCGTTGAGTGTTTAATGATAGGCATCTGGTGGGTATTGACAAAGTACAATCTTACTTTGATGAGGTGATCTGTGTATATTACGTGTCAAAAGCATGGGACTATCCAAGCGCATCCTGACAGGGAGGGACTTCTCAGGTGTCCTGCTTGTGTGACAGAGAGGGCGGGGGTCATGGCTGTTCAGGTGTCTATGATAAACATGAGGGAAGAGGTTATGGGGGCGTTGTTGCGTGAGATAGCTGTGCTGTCTGGTAAGAGCAAGAAGAAGATGGATGATTTCATCTATGGCTTGCTGGAGGAGTATGGACAGCATGATTCGTTCAATAGGTTGCGAGAGATCTTGGATAAGGAGAACTGGTAATGAGGGATAAGAAAGAAATAGGTGATGATGATTATTCTTTTGTGATTGAGAACACGTTATCTAATGGCGTTAATTTCTATCTTTGTGATTGTGATTATAACAGAGATGATCTTGATGCGCGACGGACAAGATGGGGGATGCCGGATGATCCTTTTCTTATGAAATTTAACCGGCGTGAGGCTGCGGCTGCTTTCGCAGAGGAGGATAGTAACTGTTCTGATGTCAAGTGGCATGTGGCACAGTTAGAACCTTCTCGTGATAATGTCGAGGAACTTTTACCAAATCTTCCAGAAGGAACACAGCGCGATTTTAACAAGCATTATGCCATGGCTGAGATAGTTGGCAAAATACTTGTTTTTCAAAGTGAATACAGGATGAACTTGGAAGATATTTTCAAGTGGATAAAGGACTGGGACAATTGTTAGATGTACTACCGGGTGAGTTGAGGACACATGCTCAGATAGGTGCGTGTGAGATCTTTGCGTTAGAGGGACGTGACGGCATTCTTGTGGCTGTAACGAAGGATGGACATGGAAGACCGTCAGGAGTCTATGATGTAGAGGTGCTTGATGACAGGGGGTGGAGTGTACCGAGGAAGAAAAACGGCTGGGATAAGGCTGTGGTGAAGAAAGCCAGGGAGCTACGCGAGCAAGGTTATAGTTATGTTGAGATTGGCAAGCGTATAGGCACGTCCCGTTCTGTGGCAGGAAGGATGGCGCAAGGGGTAGAGGTTAAGGTGATAAGGAAGAGGCAGGCTATGCGGCTGTCTGACGAGGACAGGGAGGAAATAAGATCGATGCTAGAGAGGGACTGGACAGCATCAATAATTGCTAACTGGATAGGGTGCAGTGAGCAATCTATAAGGGATGAGAAGAGAAGAATGAAGGCTGAACAATATGAGTGAATTGAATGATAAGTCATATATGCAAAAGAGCAAAGAGTAGTTTGCTAAGGAAGAATGCTTGTATAGCTAACGTCTGTCGGAATGGTCCGTGGTATATGCGTCTGTTGTACAGATTTCTTTTTTGGTGGCGTTGGAGGCGTTTCAAAAAGTTTACGATACCAATTGTCAAGAGAAATGATTGGAATCTGTCAGTTGATAGAATTGTTTCGGTTCAGCCTATGACAAAGCCGGTTAGTGAGATATTCTTCGAGGCGTTCAAGTGTGACAAGGATGATAAAAGCTAGTATCCAAGGAGAAAAGATGCAAGTACAGACTGATGAATTGGTGAAAGATTTGAATGATGTACCCAAGGAGCTGAGGGACAAATTTGAAAAAGTTCCAGAAGAGCTTCATGGTGATGCAGAAGCGGTACTAGACGGGGCGGATTCTGTAAAGGTGAAGCCCCATCCATGCCTAAGAGCAAGAAGCTGCTTGAGTGGGCGGCTGGCAAGCGTGATGCGAAGACGAGACACAACAGGCGCAAGCGTGAGCGTCAGGCACGTCGAAAGGCCAGGAGGAGATAGAAATATGCAGGATAAAACCAAGCGGTTACTGACCAATATTCAACAATGGAAAGATAAGGTGCTAGAAGAAGATTCTGTTGATAAGCCGGATGTTCTTGAGGATATTTCCAAACGTCTAAAAGGTAAGACTATAAACCTACATGGGGGCTTGGGTGCTCAGGCTACATTCACGGGGTTTGCGGCAACTGCCTGGGGTATCACTGTTGTGCTTGATAATGGCTCTCCGTGGTTGGAATTCGTGCATTATTCACAAGTCAAGGAGTTAGATCCTTATCATGACTTGCTATCTTCTGTCGCATAAAATTGCTTGCTTTTTGTACCGTTTTGTGCAAGAATGGTTGTCTTAAAACGAACTTGAGTTCGCAGACGCGATGTCTGGAGGGATGATGGAGAATCGTTTAAAAGAGACACGTTCAGATTTGATTTCAAAGATTGAGAGCTATGAGCGTATTTTGGAAGAGGCTGATAATTCTGATAGTGTCTATATCACGGGATGGCTTTTGATAACGGCGCGTGCTGCATTAAGAGAGTTGGATGAACAGATGGCTGAAAGGGTGAGCGATGAGTGGAAACACGAGAATGAGAGCTAAGGTGGTAAGAGAGCTGTTTGACAAGGCGACTAAAAGTCTTGATGTTTTCGTGTTTGAGCTGTTGCAGATTAACGCAGAGCTGGAGGCTTCGAATTCGCGTTTACGAGTTGAGGCTATGATGACATCTGAATATAGAGATTGGCGTCTCAACGAAGAGAAGATGATTTGGGAGACGGAGCGAAAAGATCTGTCGGTTTATGCCTATATTGACAGGGACGAACACCGTGAGTGGCATTGGCGTGTGTTCCGTAATGGTGAGGTTCTAGAGCCGTACCATGATCATGTTGGTGGTGGGCTTATAGCGACCAGTGCTATGGATGAGGCATCTAGGGCGATTAACAGACTGGTTAGAGGGAGCAATGGAGAAAATGAGGATGTAACGGGTGTTAGGGAATGGTTTAAATTCATGAAAGATTGGCATTTCAACGAAGAGAAGAGGATTTGGGAGACGGAACGAAAAGATCTGTCAATTTATGCCTATCTTGAGATGTGTTCAGATTTGAAATGGTCTTGGCGTGTGCTTTATAAAGGTGTTATTGCTGAGCCAAACTCTGACTATATGGGGTGTTGTTCTAATCATGATAGAGCCATGTTTGCTGGTCACAGGGCGATTAATAGATTGGTTGAGAGGATCAGCGAAAAGGAAGAGCGAGAGGCTGAAAAATGAACAAAGATGATTGTCCGTTTTGTGGTAGCAAGCTGACGGCGATTTGTCCGTTTTGTGGTAGTAATCTGACGACGATAATGATTGAGCGCAAAGTTGTGGCATGTGGAATGTTATTCTTGTGGAATGAGGGGTCCGGTAGCTGAATACAGAAAAGAGGCATTCCGTTTATGGAATGGTCTGCTGAGGAAAGAAGAGTAAAAATGGATGCGATAATTTATCATATGGACCCAGATGGATATGCCTCTGCAATGGTGGTGTATAAGTATTTAAGAAAACAGAACGGCGGTGTAGATCCGTCCGTTCAGTGGCATCCGATCAACTATGGTATGCCTATCCCAAAGAATCTTCCTTATGGTGAGGATGCAGGACGGATTTATCTTGTAGATTTTTCGTTTCAGCCGGATGATGAGATGCTTAAGTTTGCTGATAAGCTGGGTGATAGGCTTGTATGGATTGATCATCATAAGACTTCGGTTGATTTATCCCTTGCGTTCAATGTAGCTAATGCTGTTGACGGTGTGAGGTGGGTCAATGATGTTGACGGGAAACCTTTGTCGGCATGTGAGTTGACATGGATGTTCCTTAACGATTTGCAACACATGGATAAGGATATTGAGGATAGGAAAGAGATTCCAGAGGTTCTGAGTCTTATAGGTGACTGGGATACGTGGCGGCATGCAGATATGAGTGACGATGATGCCTCAAAGGCGAGGTCATTAAGCTACTATTTGGGATCGATCTCATGTGATCCTTCGAGGTATATGGCGCGAGTTTTTTGGGATGATTTGTTCTCTGATAAGCGCAGGGATTTCTTGCGATCATGTCTGTACAAGGGACGTGAATTGATGGAGTATCAAGAGGCTCAATGGGCTACGTTGATGGAGAGCAAAGCGTTTGAGGCTAACTTTGCTGGATATGACGCGATCATGTTGAATCAGACTGGCAATTCTGAAATGTTTAACGGGTTCTATGATGAGTCAAAACATGATCTCATGGTGACGTTTCAGCTTGTGAGGGGTGAGTTCTTGACGGTGAGCTTTTATGGTACTCATACGGAAGATATTCATCTGGGAGATCTGGCTAAGAAGCTGGGTAACGAGGGTGATATGCCAAGCGGTGGAGGACATGCTGGGGCGGCTGGTTTTCAGTGTAGCTGGGAGTATTTTAAAACGTTGTGGAGCAAGGGGTAGGTGATTGACAATGAGTACTGACAAAACGGGGCTAGGCGACAGAATGAAGTCATACGAGAAGGCTTATACATCGGCAAGAGCTATGCCTCTTCTCCCTGTTATAGCCAGGTTGGATGGGAAGGCATTTCATACGTGGACAAAGGGGTTAGCCAGGCCGTTTGATGCGTCTTTTCATAGAATCATGGATGCTACTACCTTTGAGCTTGTAAAAGAAACAAATGCAGTGGTTGGTTATACTCAATCTGATGAGATAACCTTGGTGTTCTATTCGCCCGATACGAGAAGTCAGATTTTCATGGATGGAAAGTTGGCGAAACTTACTAGCATATTGGCTTCCATGTGTACGGCATATTTTAGAGGAGCTGTGCTTGATGAATGTTTGGGGCTTTTGCAATCAGATCGGGATAAATCGCTTCTCCTGCAAAATAAACCGTTTGCATTGTTCGATTGTCGTGTATTTCAGGTGCCCACAAAGGAGGAGGTTGTTAATTGCTTGTTGTGGCGTGAACAGGATGCCAGCAGGAATAGTGTTCAATCCGCAGCGCAATCATTTTTCTCGAATAAAGATCTGTATAAAAAATCCACAAAAGAGATGCAAGAGATGATGTTCTCTGAGTATGGCGTTAACTGGAATGATTATATGGATCGCGAAAAGAAAGGTGCATATTTTAGACGAGTAAAAAAGATGTTAAAGTTTACAACGGATGAAATAGACAGACTTCCTGCTATGCACGAGGCTCGAACAAATCCAGGGTTAGAGGTTTTAAGAACAAATGTCGAACTTCTTGGAATGCCTCCTCTGCAGCGTATAGCTAATACTGTTGATGTTATTTTTGAAGGTAAGCCGTTTTTATTAAGAAAAAACGAAAAGAAGAACGAAAGGTGAGACAGTGCTGAAGTATCTAATTTTTGCTTTGATGATGTTGGTTACAGGGTGTGGCAATACACCAGGTGATTGCTACTATACTGTCAAAGAGTTGTATCCTGGCAAAGAAATCAAAAGCGTAAGAATGTACGGAAGTACAACGCTTTTTTTTTGTAGGTGATAACCAGTTTGTTGAGTGTCAGCACGGTGGTTTTGGGATAACGATAAGAGCAAGAAAGCCAGTGTCCTGGCTAAAGGGATACTGTGAACATTATCCGTTGTATCCAATATGCAGAAAAAAGAAGGAGAAGAAATGAGGATAAAGAGATGTCCTAATCCTATCTGTGGTGGTCAATGTAACGACGAAAATGTTGATCATGTGGCGTCTGAAAATATGTGGTACGTAGAGTGCAAGTTGTGTCATATGAATGGGCCAACGGCTGGAAATAAGACTGGTGCAATTCGTTTATGGAATGGTCTGCCAAGGGTTATTGATATTGAAGAGGTTGATTATTCTAAAATGACAAGAAGAGAAATGGAAAGATTTCTCAGTGGTATTGAGGACAAAATTGCAGCGGCGAGGAAGGCTGCTAGCGAGCAAGAAAAGGAGAGTGAAAAATGAGTGGAGTAATGGAAAAACTGTATGTTGTCGAGATGCCGGATGGCACCAAGTGGGGAGTGCCTGTTTATGTTATTGCTGAGAGTAAAGCTATGCATTACAAAGAGGAGTACGATGGTGATATGCAGCGGTGTCTTGATGAGGAGATCATACCCGTGTTTGAGGATGATTATTACGAGATCCATGACTGGGCATCTGGGAACATGAATTGGGATGAGGTGGAGAAGTTTGCTGTGAAGATTTCCGATCCACAAGTGAATTCTGACGACTACCAGGATGGCTGGGTCAACGGGCAGTACCACGTTGCCGAGAGACCGTCAGTAGGTTGACAAAATCCCCAAGATAGAGTAGGGTCAAGGGAGAGTATAAACGAGCGCAGGAGCGGTTTAGGTATAATTCGTGTAGACGGCGTTAATTTAGGGTCTGTGGGATGTTGTGCGCAGCATTTCGCAGCTTAATTATGATCGGTAATTATCTTGAATAATGAGCAAGATGCTCAAGAGGAGGGATTATGCAGTTTGAATTTTCGATACAGTGCTCTGAGTGTGGAACGGATCTGAGTGGAAGTCTTGATGTTAGTGCTGGGACAATCATGGTAGCAGCAGATCCGTGTTCACATTGTATGGATGAGGCCAGAGAAGAGGGTGAGGATGCGGCGAAGGAGATAGGTTACGATAATGGCTACGAGGAAGGCAAGACGGACGGTTATAATGAGGGTAAGATTGAGGGGTTAGAGGAGGGGCGTGCAGAGGCTGGTGCTGAGGAGTAGGCTATGTCATACGTGTGTGAAAACCCAAAATGCAGGACGTTTACGCATAAGGTGAATGATAGTATCTGTAATGCCTGCCTTGCTGAGCAGGCTCGAAGAGGAGATGTTGGAATGGACAAAAAAACAGATATGTCAAAAGATGAAGCTGATGAGCGTTACTACCTGGAGTTAAAGATAAGACGCGAGGTCTTTTCTGGGCTTGCCGATCTTTATACGCTCTATGGCATAGGTGAGGTTGAAGCCGTCCTCAAGACTCACATGGAAAGAGAAGCTGCCAAGGTCAGAATAGCTTCTGACAGTATTCCTTGTGACTGAAAAAACGAACTCAAGTTCGCAGGATGCGTATGCTATCAGGGAGCTTTTACGCTCTTTGAGATTGCATTATGTGAGGCTAGAGTCTGAGGTTGTAAAAGCTGTTCGTGATCTACTTGATGAGCATGGAATAATCTACGAAAAAGAGGTTGTGATAGCTCCACGGTGTAGGGTTGATCTTTTAGCTGGGGACGGGGTAGCTATAGAGGTAAAGAAGGGTAAACCAAACTCGAAGACGGTAGCCAAGCAGGTTGCCAGGTATGCGGCGGGTGGAAAGGTGAAGGCTGTCATTTTGGTTAGTGAGAGAGGGTTGTTTCACCATATCACGGAGGCTCATGGGAAGCCCGTATTGTACATTGCGTTGAGCAGAAATTGGGGAGTTACTGTATGAGTGAGTTGATTGTACCTGATTACCTTAAAGAGCCTAGTTTAGACGGTCACTGTTACGGCACTCTTGAGTATGATACTAGTGACAGGATGTTTCAGCTAGTGGGTGAGCCTATTCTGTTAGAGTTTGCCAAGAGGGTATTTCCGGGGGCAAAGGTTCACCACAGGGATAAGATGCTGGAGTTTAGTTCTAGTAGGCGAGAAGTAGCAGACCTTAACTGGTTATTGATGCGGTATCCTGTCAATATAGACCAGTGCAGGTGGGTGCTGGAATCTTCTCGTGATGAAGAGATCAAGCGTATAAATAAACGCATAACAGGTGATGACCTGTTAAAGACTACGCCACCGTCCAATTTTTTGGGCAAGCTGTATCCCTATCAGGAGTCCGGTGTGACCTATATGGCGGGGAACAAGCGGTGTCTATTAGCGGACGGTATGGGGTTAGGGAAGACGTGGACGGGGTTAGCAGCGGCGGCGACAGCGGGCAAATATCCTATCCTTGTGGTATGTCAGACGCATGTACAGGAACAATGGCAGCGCATGATAGGGATGCTCTTCGAGATGAAAGGGCTGACATGGCAAGACGATATGCTCATTTCAGATTTTGAGCGATGGGAGCGTAGGGGGCGTGCGCTGGCTCCTGTTTTGAAAAGCCAGACGGCAACTGCGATACCGTCCACACCGTTTGCTATTATCCATTATGGGCTTTTACAATGGTGGGAAGAGGAGATCTTAGAGCGAGAATTTAAGACGATTATTTTTGATGAGATTCAAGAGTTGAGGCATATAGGGACACAAAAGTACTCGTCTGCATCGTTGGTTTCGTCAAGGGCTGAGAATGTGTTTGGGATGTCGGGGACGCCGGTTTTTGGATACGGTGTAGAGATTTGGTCGGTGATGAATGCTATAGATTTTCATTGCCTGGGATCTCGTGAGGCGTTTACGCGGGAATGGTGCAGTGGGTACGGTGAGGATATTGTGACAGATCCTCAAGCTCTGCATGGTCATTTAACGAGGGAGGGGTTGATGTTGAGGCGACGTGCTACCGATGATGATGTGGCGCTCAATCTTCCTCGTGTGGACAGGCATGTGCAGGATCTGAATCATGATAGCGAGCTGTATGATAGTCTCATTAAGGTTGCATTGATAAAGGCTGACGGTTACCACGAAGCCAGTTTTACGGCCAAGGGACGGCTGGCTAGGGATATAGAGCGTGAGTCAAGGAAGGCTACGGGGGTAGCCAAAGCTGAGTATGTGGCGGCGTTTGTGAGAGGGTTGTTAGAGGCTGGCGAGAAGCCGTTGGTGTATGCCTGGCATCATGCTGTCCATGATATTTTACGAGAAGAGTTGAAAGATTTTAAACCTGTATTTTTTACGGGTAAGGAGACGGTTAAGAAGAAGAAAAAGGGGTTGAAATCGTTCATGGAGGGGGAGACGGATATAGCTATTCTTAGTCTTAGATCGGCGGCTGGTTTGGATGGTTTGCAGCACAGGGCTACGGTATGTGTTTTCGCGGAACTTGATTGGAGTCCTGCTGTATTTGCACAATGCGAGACGAGGATTGCGCGGATAGGTGTGAATGAGACGGTTGAGAATGTGCCTAGTTATTACTGTGTTTCTAACATTGGCCATGACGAGGTGATGCTGGATGTCTTAGGGGTTAAGACTGGTCAATTTGTGGGTATAATGGGTGATGAGCCTGATACTCAAAAAGAGCAGCACGAGGCTGAAAAGAGGGCACAGAAGAGGATAGAACAGCTTGTCAAGAAGCTTCAAAAGGAAAAACGTGGTAAGTTGGCAAGTGTGTCTGGTGTTTTGGAATAGAATGGTGTAGTATTGTCAACGGCTGAAGTTGCCTGTTTGGTTGCTGTAATGTGGAGCGTTGACTGATGGCTAGAAAGAAAACCACACCTGCTGCTGTGCGTAAGCTTCTTAAGGAACAAAAAAAACATAAGAGGATAAAGGCTCTTAGGTGTAAAAGCCAAATTGATGAGATGTTCTATGCCGGGTTCCCGGTGCCTCATATAGCGAAATACATACAGGAAAGAATGGGAGAGTCGAGGGATGTCACCAGGAAATCCATGACGATACTCCTGTATAGATACAAGGAAGATCTCAACAAAGGGATGATGGTGAGGGCGTCTTTGCCTCGAATGTTCAATGAGGCAGAGGAGACGTTTTCCAGCAAGTTAGGTGAGTTACAGAGGCTTGAAAATACGTACAGAGAACTTGAATATCATTTTGATGTGTTGGCGGCTGAATCCAGGATAAATCAAACGTTCAGGAGTCAGTTGTTGCCTGTTGCCAGGGAGATGCGATCCGTGGTTAAGGATATGCATACCATAAAGATGGATCTTGGGCTGGTAGGGTCTCGTGATCTTGGCACTTTGACGGTATCTGCCGAGAAAGAAGCTTTCGTTAAGGATCGTTATGGTGAGGCGGCTGCTAAAGCGTTCAAGGAGCCGGTGTCACGGGGAAGGGTATTGGCCGCTCTTGGTGCTATTAAGAGAGCTGGTCTCTTGCGTGATGACAACGGAGAGATTCGCAAGGAGATGGCTGACAAGTTGGGGGTTGCCATGGATGACGAGCCCATGGATGATGGTTACGAAGATGAGATGGAGGAAGAAGAGCCTTTGGTGATAGATGTTCCTTTTGAGGTGAGTGAGAAGCAAAAAGGGCAAGACAAGGGTGGCGAGGATGACAGGGAGGATGGTCGCACGGATGATCATATAGTGGAGAGATTTGGGGTTGAGGATAACGGGCAGGACGATAGTGATAGAGATGAAGAGGATGAGGAAGAGGAAGAATACGCACCTATAGAGGATGTCGCAGATCCTGTAGAAAACATGGAGGTTAGGGAGGCTGATGAGAAGCCTGACATGGGAGATGAACAACAGGGAGAAGAAGAGGAGCATGTTGTCGTAAAAGTGGCTGCTAGTATGCCTCCTGGGCCAGCAAAGGCAGGTGTGGCTAACAAAAAAGTATGGAGCACGGACATGAGCGGAAAACAGAATGATAATAACGACTAGACAGGGGCGTAAGCGTTCGATAGTAACCCCTGATGAGATTGACTCTGTAGCAGGGGATATGGTGTCTACACTCACACCTGAAGAGAGAGCATTACTGTTTGGTATCTTGCAGGATGATGAAAATGGTGTGGAGTCAACGCAGGAACTGATGGACCACAGGTATCATACAGAGCCTGTTTCTATGGAGCAATTTATTGACGATCCTTATTATTTGGGAGAATCTTGTGAAACACTATATCCCGAACTCAGGAAGGATCTGATAGATCTTTTTGATTACAATTACAGAGAAGTTGTATTGACAGGTGCGATCGGCGTTGGAAAGACATTTTTGCTGTCAATATCTTTGTGTCGTGTTATCTACGAACTTTCATGCTTGATAGATCCTCAGAAGACTTTCGGTTTATCTACAGGGACTGAGATGGTTATACCGCTCATCTCAAAAAATCTACCGTTGGCCAGGCAGGTTATGAAGACGGCTATTGATGACAAGATCCGTGAGTCACCGTATTTTATGGAGAAGTTCACGCCGCGTATTTCTAAAGAATACACTCTGTTTCCAAGTAATATACGTGTTATAATTGGTTCATATGGAAGCGAGAGAATTCTTGGTTCCAATGTTTTTAGTGTCGGCTTAGATGAATGTTTTGGTGAAGATCAATCTGTGTCAGTGGTTCGTGATGGCGAGGTTTCTAGTGTTACGGTTGGTGACCTTTGGAGGATGAGTGATCCAGAGAAGTCTTATGTTGAGGTGCTTGGCTTTGATCATGAAAAAAAAGAGGTCAAGAGTGGTTGGTGGCGGATAAAGAAATCGACAATTCAGCGGCGTGTTAATATAAAAACTGGGCATGGTGATATGAGTCCTTCTCTTGAGCATCCAGTGCTCGTTAGGCGTGGGGATTGGCTTGTATACGACTATGCTTGTAATATCAAACCGGGTGACAGCATCGTTACGGAGGGAGTTAGTAGTACGGTTGAGGAGGAGGACGGGGGGAAGGGCGACGGTTCCTGCGAACTCAAGTTCGCAAGAGGGGTAAGGGACGAGACGTTAAGGGTTGATGATCTGCCTGTAGGGTTGGCTCTTACGAAGGTTTTGTCTGTAAGAGAATTGCCCTCAGAACAGACGTATTCTTTGTGTACTCAATATGAGACCTTCTTTGCAGGAGGTTTCTTGGTGCATAACACAAATTTCCCTCCTGCCAGAAAAGCTCAACAGATAACTACTGGGTTTGGACAGCGTAGAACACGAGCGCATTACGATCCTGTAGAGAAGGTCTACCGCAACTTGGTGCGGCGTATTAAATCCAGGATGATGAAGGCGGGTGGTGATTTTCCTGGGATGATCATTCTTGCGTCTTCGGCGGCTACGTTGGAGAGTTTTACAGAGCGCAAGATCAAGGATTCGAGGGATGATCCGAAAGTGTTTGTGAGAGATCATGTTCCTTGGACAGCAAAGCCTGGGGAGAATTTTTGTGGTGAGAAGTTTTGGGTTATCTGTTCGTCGTCGTCATTGCGGGCCAGGATTTTAGAGGAGGATGAGTACGACGTCATTACAGATGAGTATTTGGACGACAATGATGCTTGGTTGCTAGATGTCCCTATTGAGTACAAGGATGATTTTGATAGTGATATAGAGAATGCATTGAGGGACATTGCCGGTATTTCTACGCAAGCTATGTCAATATATATTCAGCGGTCTGAGGCTATCCGTGAGTGTGCAGATCCTGAAATAAAGCATGCGTTTACTATGGGCGAATGGACAGCGGGTGGGCCAGGTGCATTTAGATGGAAATATCTATGTAGGCGTTTTGAGCGCAGGTTGCCGGGGGGGTATACGGAAGAGGGTTTCATGCCCAAAGTGAACCCCAAGGCGTTGAGGTGGTGTCATATTGATACGTCTGTAAGTGGTGACAGCACGGGGTTTACAGTAGCTCATATTGACAGGTGGGTAGAGGTTGTGAGAAGAGACGGGGATGGCAGGAAATACGTGGATTATGCGCCGTCTTTTTATGTGGATGTTGTGCTGAGGATAAATCCACCACCGGGGGAGCAGATTTATCTTCCTGACTTAAGGCGGCTTGTGTATGAGTTATCGACGCACGGTTATTCGTTTATGGGGTTTTCCACGGACAAATATCAGTATGTGGAGATGCACCAACAGATAAAGCGTAGAGGGATTCATGCTGAGCTGATCTCTATGGATGAGACGACAAACCCTTATGATGAGCTGAAGAGGGCGATTTATGAGAAGAGAATACGTTTTCATGAGTATGAACCTCTCATCGAAGAGCTTAAAACCCTTGAGTATGACAGGCTGAGAGGTAAAATCGATCATCCAGAGGCTGGGTGTTTTGTTGGTAGCACCAGAATACCTTTACTGGATGGAAGTTGTCCGATGATTTCCGAGCTTGCGGGCAAAGAGGTTGAACTTTATTCATGTACACAGAATGGCAGGATTGTTCCTGGAATTGCGCGTGGTCGTCTAACAAAGTACGTGACGGATTTTGTAGATATTGTTTTGGATAGCGGGGCTGTTGAGAGGTGTACACCGGAGCATTTTTGGATGTTGCGGGACGGTACGTATAAACGTGCTGACATGCTCCGTCCTGGCGTGGACAGGTTGATGCCTATCAGCCGGATATGGCCGGTTAACGGGGGGTATGAGCGGGTTTCTGACTCTCATGGCAGGAGGACGTTGACTCATCATTTGGTTTGGTCGTTCCATTATGATGATATCAGTAATGACAAATGTGTACATCATCTTAATGGTTGCAAGGTTGATAACGCTTTGGCTAACCTGGCGTGTGAGTCGAAATCTTTTCATGCTTATCATCATACATTGATGCGACATCGTGAAAGTGGTGAGTACACCAAAAAGGTAGCTGAGGGGTTACAGCGGTTTAATACCAGTGAACGTGGGAGACGTGTTCATAGTGAGGCAATGTCTCGTCTTCATAAGTCTTCTACGACAGAAGATTATATAAGACGTGCCCATAAAAATCGCAATTTCAGATCTGATATAGATCTTGAGTCACTCAACAGTGTTCGCTCTGAGGAAAATGCTAACGCTGCTGCTAGATCTTTGAATTGTGGACGCAATGTTGTTATGAGGGTTCTGCGTGAAAATGGATTTAAGAATTGGGAGGATTTTCTTGCGTCTGAGATTGGTAAAAACCACAAGGTGAGATATGTTATTCCTGTTAAGCTAGAGGTTGCGGTGCCTGTGTATGACCTTGAGGTGGATGTTTTTTCGAATTTTGCGTTAGCATCTGGCGTGTTCGTTCATAATTCTAAGGATATCGCAGATGCAGTAGCAGGTGCTATTTATGGATTATCTATCAGATCAACACGCTTGCCAATTGACATGATACCTGATAAGGGTATACAAGGGAAAGGTGATAACTCGTGGGTGAGCCCCTTGGTTCCGGCTTCCCAGGTGGATATTGCTGAGGCGCGAGAAATGGCAGAAGATGCGCAAGACAGCGACTACGTACCTATTCTGTTTGGAGACTAAATATGGCATGGCTTAATCGCGTCAAAGACCTGTTTGTCAAGGATAAAGAAGTTGTTGTCTCGAAAGAGGCTCGTGGTGTAGGTTCTGGAGCACCTGGGCCGAACGTAGGGTCTCCTGCTGGCTACGATGCCGGGACAAAACACCTAATGGGCATGCTGGAGATGAATCAGGACCTGATGCACAGGTATGCTGATTACGAGGATATGGATGACTATCCTGAGACTATTGTTGCGCTTGACCAGTTTACGGATGATTCTACGATTCCTGATAGCATACACAACAAGACAATTTGGGCTACTTCACCTGACAGGGTCGTTAGGGATATTCTTGATGATTGTTTGACTCGAAGACTAAGAATAGAGGAAGATGTTTGGTCAGCGGTTAGAACATTGGCCAAGTATGGGAATCTGTACTCTGAAAATCTGGTTAATGAGATAGGCGTCATAGGGTTGAATTGGCTGCCCGTGCCCACTATGCGAAGAGTGGTGAACGAGAAGGGTTTACTGCTTGGTTTCGTTCAGGATCTAACGGGGCAATTTAATTACGATAAGAATACCGTAAACCAGGCTATGACAAAGGCGGTGCTTCCTAGTGTAGAAGAAAAGCACAAGGGTACGCTGATATTTTTTCATCCTTGGCAGGTTACGCATTGGCGATTGCGTTCTAAAAACATGTGGTCGCAGTATGGGTATAGTTTACTCGATAGTGGACGCTGGATCTTCAAGAGGCTGAAGCTTTTGGAGGATCAGGCACTTGTTAATAAACTTCTTAGATCACCTAGCAGATATGCGTTTTATGTTGACACTGGGGATCTTCCGCCGCGTGAGGCGATGGCGTTGGTGCGGAAGGTCAAGCGTGGGTATAAAAAGAAGACATTTGTTGATCCTCGTACCGGCAAGTTGGACTTCAAAGCTAACGTATTGTCGCCTACAGAGGATTTCTGGGTACCTACAAAGGGTGGCAAGGAGTCAACCAGAATAGAGGTTATATCTGGACCGGACGTTCAGATGATGGATGATGTGGATTATTTCCACAAAAAACTTCTTCTGGCCATTAGGATGCCTGATACGCAGCGCGAAGGTCAACCTAGTGGTGCGGCAATGAGCCAGGAGGATGTCAAGGTAGCTAGAATATGCATGCGGTTGCAGCGCGAATTCATCCAGGGTCTCAAGGCTGTTCTTAGACTTCATTTGGCGGCGTTGAACATTGATCCTGATTCCGTGAAATGGGATCTTAGAATGACGGTTCCGTCTGCCATATTTGAGATGCAGCAAATCGAGGTGCTGAATGCACAGGCATCGCTTGCTGGCGCTATGGCTGACTTTGCGGATAAGCAATGGATACTTGAACACATATTCCATTTCACTGAGGATGATGCGTCTACGGTGGTGCGGAGCAAGGAGGATGAGGTAGACTCCACGATGAAGAAGGAGGCATCTACACAGGCTGAAATTCAGAAGATGTATCCTGAATTGCAAGAGTTGCCGCAACCTCCTGGGGAAGAGCCACTGCCTCCCCAAGAGTCGATAAAAGAGATCAAGGGGTTGGTGAAGGTTTTGAAGGAATCGAATAGTGGAAATGCAGTTTTGTCGAAAAGGTTTGACAGTATAGACAACAGGTTGATCGCGTTAGAGAGAGTTATCAAAAGAAACGCTCTCAATAACTAGGAGGATACGATGCCGTTTATTCAAGGGTCTGCGATAGAGAAGAAGTACAAGGGTAGCCTGGAGCATAGGGCTGATATTATCGGTGAGGCTATTGGTGAGGCTTATCAGGGATCCAGCTTGACCATGTTGGCTACTCATGAAAATCACGCTTATATGCTGGACGATGATGGCAACGTGCTCAAGGCAAAATTTGCCTTCAAGAATGGCAAGGTCTCTAATGTTGAAGTGAAGGGCACAAAAGAGATTAGCGTGGTTGAGGATGCTGACGTTCCGGTGTTTGTGTCTGAGCAGATTGGCAAACTGGTAGAGGGTGCCATGGATGGGAAGCCGATGGTGCGAACTCAAGTTCGCGAGCTTTTCCAGATGATGCGCAGGGATGAGTATTACTGGATTGATGATATTGTTGAGGATATTGATGAGCGCATGTCAGATTCCAAGTGGTACGAGATGTACGAGGCCAATCAAGAGAAAATACGAACGTCGCTGTATGGCAATATTCGCGATATTGAGTCGCCTTTCCCTGATACAAGGTTTGCCAAGATTGCCAACAGTAAGATAGGCGCATTCGAGGAAGAGTTGACTGACTCGGTAAAACTATTATCTGTTTTGTCAAAAGAAATAGTTGACGAATGTGAAAAAATGGTTTTTGATAGAGAAGATGAGTTCTTTGGTGCTATTTGCGAATCGTTGAAAGTTGAAGCGCAAGCCATTTCGAGCTTGCTCAGCAAGGCTGGACAGTTGGTGCGACCTAGAAGTGTTGGTCGCGTGGCAGTAGCACACGATAGGCTTGCTGAGCGAGTGAAACAAATGGCGGTTGTGGCCAAATACCTAGAACGACAAACCACAACCCACTGACAACGAGGAGAGAAAAATGGCACAGCGTGGAATTACTAGCACTCTTAATGAGGACTTTGACGCATTGGGTATCAACAGGATGTCCGTACGCGATCAGGCTAAGTTGAGTGGTACACCCCTGACAGAGGAAGACGAAGGATTCGACCTGGATCTGGATGCTGACGAGGACGATTCCGACCTTGACAGCGTTGGTGAGGGTTACGATCCGCTCGAAGATCCTGATGTCAATTTTGAGTTGTTTGAATCTATTATGGCTCTTCCTTTCGAGAGCATGGATGAGGATGACGTTAACGAGATTATTGAGGCTCTCAAGGAAAAGAACCTTCCTGATGATGCCAGCGATGAGCTTAAAGAGCGAGCCGAAGAGATTATTGATCACCTACTTGAGGTCGTTGGCAAGCGGATACGCCGCGCCAGGGCTGGCAAGATGTCCAAGAAGAAATCAATCCAGTGTCCAGAAGGTACCAGGAAAGATCCGAAGGACAAGTCTGGTCGTAGGTGCGTCAGAGCTGCTAAAGCTGCTGGTGGTGCGGGCAAGTTGAAGAAGATGGCTCGCAAGAAAAAACGATGGTCAAAGAGCGGTCTTGGCAAAAAGTCTGCTCGCAAGTCGAGTCGCTGGGCTGCCAGGCGTGAGGATGTTAATGTTTCTTCGCTCGCGTTGGAGCTTAACTCTTTGGTGGAGGATGTTCAATCTGAGAAGGAAACTGTACGTGATGACATCATGGAGAGTGTGGCCAATATCATGCTGCTAATCCATGAGGAGTTCCTGGATGATTCCGTGACTGAGGTTCTGGTAAACACCTATGAGTCGATTGATGCGGCTTGGGAGTCTGGACGCCTTGATGAGGACGTCATGGATGAAGATGAATTTATAGCCGAGATCAAGCCTGCGCTCATGCTTATCCACCGTTCGATGGATAAGATTGAGGGTATGTCGGGAAACTGATCAAGCGTCTTGGTGAGGCTGTCTGGCGAAGAAGACTAGGCACCTCGTCTGGGCGTAAGGAGGCAGTTGGTTTTGTGTCACTCAAGAAAATGGCTCGTGCGGATGGCAAAAAAACGGATAGACGAGTCTCCCCTGAAGCTAAGAGGAAACTCGACAGGAACCCTATTGCTAGAACACGAATCAGACGCTGGCGCGGGAAGACCGGCAAAAGGGGATAAGATGACTAAGGTGCTGACTGAGACTACTTCTGTACATATGACAATGGTCGAAAGTGCAGGAGGAAAGTATATTGCTCGTGGTGAGTTTGGACGTGTTGATGTACCTACTGCTAATGGTAGGATCTATCCTGCGCAATTGATGCAGCGGGAGATTGAACGGCTGTCTGAGAAGCTGGCGAATCGTGGTGTTGTTGGTACTCTTGATCATCCTGAGAATGGCAGGACGTCGCTGGATGACGTGTCTCATGTGATAACCAGCCTGAAGATCAAGGATGGCATTATTGTAGGTGAGGCAGAGATACTCAACACCAAGAAGGGTAAGAATCTTAAGGCTCTTATTGAGGCGAATGTCCAGGTTGGTGTCTCATCGAGAGGTCTGGGATCTACGCGGCCATCTAACAATCCCAAGATGGAAGGCGAGATTGTTCAGGATGATTTCGTTTTGAAGACTTGGGATTTCGTTGCCGATCCAGCGGTGAGGACTGCGATTCCTGGGATCTATACCGAGGATGAGGATCTTGAAATTGATCGTCCTGACATTGCAGAGATGTTCATGTCTGAATTTCCTGAAATAGCCGAGAGGCTTCAAGAGGATGCTATCAGCAGGGCGAAGCTTAGGGTTGACCGTGGTGTGGACGCGGCTGTTGAGGCGGCTGTCAAGGAGAGCAAGGATAAGCTCACTGAGAACTTTGAGAAGCAACTTGCCAGCACCTTAATGGAAGCCAGGGATGACATCGCCGGTGACATCCGAGAAGAGTACGAGTCAGATCCTAATGTTGGTGGCTCGAAAGCGATCCTGGCTGCTATTTGGGAGATGGTTGCTCCTTATCGAGCAGAAGCTGATGAGCTTGCAATGTCTGACGCGCTAAAGGCCAAGGAGCTTGAGGTTGCGGAGGCTGTAGGCAGAGCTGATGAGGCCGAGGATGAGGCGTTACAGATAGGGTGCATGTACCTGGTTGAGCGTAAGGTGAGTAATCACCCCATGGCTGATTCTGTACGTAAGATGATGGGTGGTCAGAAGTTCACGAGTCTCAAGGATGCTAATGACAAGTTGGCGGCTGTGCTCGCGGATCTTCCTGATGATCTAGGTGAGACTGGCGTAAGTGAAGAGGATGCTGAAATCAGGGAGGAAAATGCTTCCTTGAGATCGGAAATAGACCACCTGAATGACAAGGTGGGCGCGTTGAAGAGTAAATTGCAGAGAGCAGTAGACGTTGGGATGAAGGCTGATTCTAGGCTTAGTGATGCCGAGAGCCGTGTGCAAGAGGCTGAAGAGGAGAAGGAGGAGGTTGCTGCCAGGCTAGAGGAAGCTCTAGCAGAGATTGGCAACGCTGAATCCAGGCTCAAGCTTGAGTCATATAAGCACAAGAGGGTTGCAGGGTTGCCAAATGGTGGACAGTTGTTAGGTCTGATGGAGGATTTAAACTCCGAGGACGCGGTTGATAGGTTGGTGCAGGAAAGAGGTGTAGGGAGTGTCTCTGAGTCTGACCTCACAGCGATGCGAAAGAGTTTACGTCGTGGTGTAAGTGAGAAAGACGAGATGATACTGGAGGAGCACAGGGGCGATAGTCAAGATCAGGTTGATGAGCTTGGCAATAGTCTCGGTCACATGCTGAAATTGGCGGGATATTGATTCCGCAAAAAGAAACCGTTTGATAACAACTGAGGAGACAGAAAAATGGCACACGAAGCAAGAGAATTGATGGAACGATCTGGGCAGCACACCATTCATGACAATGGTTATGCGAACGCTTGTGTAACCAAGTGGGGACAGTTGCTCGAAGGTATCGAGACTCGTCATGACAAGGGTTACACTAAGAAGGCGACGGCTATTCTTCTGGAGAACGAGATGGAGCACATCAAGTCGTTCACTGAGGATACTCTGAGCACCAACGCTGGGTCGTTCACGAAGTACGTGTTCCCGATCCTGCGCCGGGTTTTTCCGAACCTGATTGCGAATCAGCTCGTGTCGGTTCAGCCTATGTCGGCACCTGTTGGCGGTATCTTCTATTACGAGAAGAAATATGATGATACCAAGGGCACGAAGATTCCGCAGAACGGTATCACTGGTAACCCTACGGACATGAACTACAGCGGCAAGCTGAGTGCTGGTGACAACATCAACCAGAACTTTGGCAAGTACTACAGTTCTGAGTTCGTGGATTACGATCCTGCTTGTACTGACACGGGGACTTCCACCTCGACTCTCACGCAGGCATCCACAAATTGTGCGGCAGCAGCATGGAAGCCGATTCGTGACAATGGTACGGCTGGGCAGCGCACCTTCTACGTTAAGGCTTATTTCAGGATTCTCGATGCCGACGCTGCCAGCGCACCTACCGAGGTTGTTGCTACGATGAACAACTCCGGGAACCTGATTGACGATCTGAACAGCAACAACGTGGGTACGTTTGCTATTGCGACTGGTAACTGGGCAATCACGCCTCTGGGATCTAGTGGTTCTGCTTCGAATTTCGTTAACAACACTGTGGTATACTTCCAGTACTTCGTGAATTGGGAGCTGGTTGGTTACACGACTGGTGCTGAGGTTCCGAGCATTGGCCTGGATATTACCCTTCAGACCGTGCAGGCTGAGAGCCGCAAGCTCAAGGCTCGCTGGACGGTTGAGGCGGTTGATGATCTCCGTGCGCTCCATGGGATGGACGCTGAGGCCGAGCTGGTTTCGACCTTCTCGAATGAGGTTATGCTTGAGGTTGACCGTGAGATCATCACTGACCTCGTGAATGGTGCGCAGCACAATGCGTCCTATACCTACAATGCTGCTACTCCGGGTGAGATTGAGAACATTCGCTCACTGATTACCAAGATCAGTGCTGTGAGTGCCAGGATTCACAAGAGCACGAACAGGGCTCCTGCTAATTTCTTGGTGGTGTCTCCTGCGGTGGGTTCGCTGATGGACCAGCTTTCGACGCATGGTGACTTCGCGTCTATCGAGCAGAACGTGCAGGCGTCCTCGTACGGTCCTATCACGTCGAATTACGGCATCGCTAGGATTGGTACCCTTCTGCGCAAGTATGCGGTCTACCAAGACCCGTACATGGACGAGGGCACCATCCTGGTAGGTCTCAAGGGGAACTCGTTCCTGGATGCCGGGTACGTGTATGCTCCTTACGTACCGCTCCAGGTGACTCCTACTTTCATGGACCCGAACGATTTCACGTTCCGCAAGGGCGTGAGGACTCGGTACGCGACGAAGATGCTGCGTCCTGAGTACTACGGTACCGTGACTGTCAGTGGTCTGCCTACCGTGACGACTACTCCGTAACAGTAGGCGTCTCTGACGTACAACCGGAAAGAAGCCGGGTTGGTGCAAAACCGGCCTGGCTTCTTTTTTTTTACAAGGAGATTCGTTATGAAAAAGTACATGTTGACACGGGGAAACAGTAAGCCGTGTACCCATGATGGTTTGAGAATTGTTAAGAAACCTGG